GGGCCCCGATGCACGAACATTTTGCTCAAGAGGTTGTGGAGGAATGTGCTTCGTTTCCATTTGGAGATTACGATGACTATGTCGACTCCATGACTCAAGCACTTATGAGAATAAGACAGGGAGGGTTGATCCGACACCCAGAGGATTATCAGGATGAGCCAGTTCCAAAACGTAAGATAGAATATTATGGCTAGTAAATTATTAATAGATACAGCATTAAAACTTTATCAGGGATTAGGTGGAAATGTTTCCAAGATCCTCGGTACCCGAACCAATGTAAACTTTTTAGGTAAAGGTAAATCATCAGAGATGATGGTCGACATGGATATTAACCCAGAGGCATTAGGTGTATTACCAAAATCAAAAGCCGTAGAGGAATTAGAATCTGCTATGGGTTATTTAACTTCAGGTAAGTTAAACGATATCCAGGCAAATCAGTTGATCAAAAACATGAACACGATGAAATCTGTTTATGATCCACCAGCAGCACCAGCAAACATCACGGACATGGTAACAGGGACCAGGGGACTAAATAAAGAAGGTCTAGAGTCTTTAAGAGCTATGGCAGATGATCTGCCACCACCAGGTTCACGTGGTGGTGCAGATGATATTGCAGCACCATTTACAGGTGCAGGATTAGAGTCGTTAAAGAAAGTGCAAAATTTTGACAGAACAATCGGCGATGATTTAGTAAACAGAGTTTACGATATGGCAGGTGTTAAAGAAGCAGCTAAACCTGTAGCAAGAGGTAACGCTAGAGATTTTTTAAATACAATTAAAGATATGGAAGATCCAAGTTTTCCAGATGGCCCAACACTAGCATCAATTATGGAAGTAGATGATTTAAGATTTGCAACAGAAGGTGGCGGTGGTGCACTTGGTGATCCACTGTTACTGGTACAAAAGTATTTTGGCCCACGTGTTGCATCAGCAGTTTCACAATTAGATGGTAGAGAACAGATAGAAACATTTGCTAAAAATTTAGTTAAAATTAAGGATGCAAAAGGTAATACAATAACCGATAGAAATTTTGATCCAACTACAGCTGACTTTGATTTTGCAGATGGTGGTCGTGTACCATTCTTTAGAGGTAAGTTAGTTGGCAAAGCTTTAGGTCTTGCAAAGAAAGCTGCTACAAGAGCTAGCGGTCAACAGATGGGTTATGGAGATATACGTAAGTATGGCCTAGAGGCAGAAGATATTTCAAGATTATTTAGAAACGTAGCAATGGATAAAAGTTTAGTTGGTAAAGAAAAAACTTTATACATGCAAAGACTAAATCAAGTTCTAAAAAATCCTGATGACTTTCCAGAAGGTATTAGAGAAATACAACAGATGTTAGGCATTGACCCTATAGGTTTCAAAGGCGGCGGCCTAGCAGAAATCCTGGAGGTGTAATGCCAAGAAACCCTGCATTTGATCCCAAAGTAAAAAAATTTTACGAAGAAATTTATTTAGATCCAGATTCATTATTTAATAAATATAGAGTTGGTATAAAGGCAGGTGATGTAGCTTACAGTGGGCCTTTTGAAGAACTTAGTGGACAGGCTAGATTTAGTTTAAAAAAATTAATGAAGAGATATAAACAATTTCTTCCTACATTTAAAAGACTTAAAAAAGATGGTTTAATAGATTTAAAAGAAGCTGGAGAACTAGTAGGTTTACCAGAACAAGTTAACGAAAAAGGTAGAGTTACAAGTGGTTTAAGAATGAGGGTTATTGATGCAATAACTAGAAAACGACCCTCTCCTGTGGCAACAAGTTTTTTAAATGATGTTTTAAAAAAAGAATTAAAATTACAAAAAGTTGATGTTGGTCAAGGACAACCTACTTATTTTATAAAAAAACCAACCGATGCACAGATACAAACATTAAAAGATTATTATTTAGTTAGAGGTAGCACTAAAGGTGGGTTAGCTGATGAAACTATTCGTCTTGTAAAAGAGTTTCATGACAACGATATCTACAAACCTTACACAAGTAAAGGACAGGTAATACCTGAAGAATTATTGCCAGGTAATATAACTGTCAATCAAGCAGCTTACGCACAATACAAACTATCACAACTACAGGATGGAAAAGTTGTTAGAGGATTAGATATACCTTTAAATAAAGATGCAGCTGAAAATTATCAAAGAATAGTTGCAAAAATGCCTTTTAATAATCCATACAAAATGGCTCAAACAAAAGATGCGATGGATGCCATAACAGAATCGTTAGGTAAAAATTATTTTACTATAGCTGGCAAACAAACAAATATGGACGCAGTCAGAAGAAAGATTAAAAGAGTTTTTTTAAAAGAGGGTATACCTTTCTATGATAAAAAAGCTGCAGCCAATAAAAGATTTGGAGTAAATGTTAACGAGATAGTTGGAATAACTGCTAGCTCTCAAACACCTGGAGCTGCACCTTATTCTCAGTTTGTAAATTTATTAGAGGGTAAAGTTAATCAAGGTGACTATGCATTATTTCAAAAAAGGTTTCAAGAATATTTAACAAGATTAGGGGATGAAACCAGTAAAACAAATGGTAACCCTTTAAAAGTAATCAGAGAATATAAAAAATTTTCTACTGATTATATAAATAGAATTAAAGATCCACTTGCTAGAAAGACTATGAGAGAGGTTGGTTTTCCAGAACTAACTTTACAAAGTCCAGAAAAAGTTTTTGGTAAAACAAGACTTACACAACTTACGGAACAAGGTTTAGATTTACCGGGAGCTTTTAAAGAAATGGGTTTTACAATTAAAGTTCCTAAAGGAACAGCAACTTTAAAAGAGGTGGCAGAAAACCCTCAAACATTTATTGACCAAGCAAGTAAAAGATTATTAAATCAAGTTACGGTTGCTGGAGCTCGGTCTAAAAGTTGTCAGCTTATAATGAACAAAGCAACAGGCGGTATAGCTACAACTTGTGCTGAAGCAATTAAAAAAGACCCTATTGGATCTGCAGAAAAACTTTCAAAACTAGATGCACAAAGCGGACCACTTGCAAAAGTTAAAAATGTTGCGATGTCAATTTTAAGAAACCCCGGTATCAGAGGATTTGGTGCAGCTGCAATCGCAGGAGCTGCTGGTGCGGGGTTAGTAAAACAGTTTAATAATAACGATCCAACAACTTATTTATCAAATGAAGATCAACAAAAAAGTATGTTGGTTGATATGGCAACAGATTCAATATCAACAAGTTTTGATAGACCTGCAATATTAGATTATCAACTACCAGCGTTAGGTGCAGAGGCTGCAGCAGGTTTAGCTGTTACAGCACCATCAACAATCAAAGCTAGTAAATCTAGAGCACTTGGTATTGAAAAGAAAAGGGTTGCACCTGGTACAATTAAAACTGGTGCAAGAGTGTTAGGTAGAGGCTTAGCTTCACTTGGAACGCCACTAGCTTTATTACCTATGGAAGCTATGAACGTAACTTCACAAATAGCAGAGGGTGATTCACCATTAGATATTGCAACAGATCCATTAAATTATCTTGGTGCTACATTTGCAGAGCCAGCAACTAAAATTGCATCTAGAGGAGTCAACCCTAAAATAGCAACAGCTATGAGATTAGGTATGAGTCCTACAGCGTTAAGGTTATTATCTAGAGCTGGAGGTATTGGATTAGGTGCATCTTTAGGTATAATGGGTCTACAAAAATTGAGTGATTTATAATGGTTAAATTAATTCCAGGAGGTGGACCACCACCAAAGAAAGGACCTAACTCACAAGGGTTGAATGTTCCTTTTAAACAGACTATACTAGTCAAGAACTCGGAGAAAAAGAATGTCAACAATAGACAAAGCTCTACCAAACGTCGTAGAGAACACAGTAAAAACGCCTAGCGACGAAGAAGTTGCAATAGCAGAAGAACAAGTAGCAGAATCACAAGGTGGTGAGGGCGTAGACGTACAAGAAAACGAAGACGGATCCGTAGATATTAACTTTGAACCAAACAAAGTTAATCAACCAAACACAGAATCACATTTTGATAATTTAGCAGATTTATTACCTGACGATGTTTTAGGAACATTAGGCTCAGAGCTTTTTAACAATTACATGAATTACAAATCTTCTCGTAAAGAGTGGGAAGACGGATACATAAAAGGTTTAGATCTTTTAGGATTTAAATACGAAGATAGAACACAACCGTTCCAAGGTGCATCAGGTGTAACACACCCGGTGTTAGGAGAGGCAGTCACACAGTTTCAAGCACAAGCTTACAAAGAATTACTACCAGCAAAAGGTCCAGTGCACACTCAGATCATGGGTGTGATTGATAGAGTAAAAGAAGACCAAGCAGCTAGAGTAAAAAACTTCATGAACTAT